TGAGAAGGAAAAAGGGTATGGCTGCTTTCCCTTATAAATAAGTGGCCGCCTTATATAAGGAGCGTATCATGCGTAAAGGAAGAAAAGGTCGTAAATCTCGTAAGTAATCCGCAAGGATTATTTCGGATTGACCGAATAAACCTCCCTTCGGGGGGAGGGAAATAAAAATAATTCCCCCCACTTGACAAATCCATAGAAAGGTTTAATCTTTCTTGTAATTGAATAGGAACATATTATGGCGATGCCACCCAACGAATTATTAAAAATGATTCAAAGTCAAAAGGATAAAGCAACTCCTGGTGGACAAGCACCTATTCCCGAAACTGGAACGCCGAGTATGGGCGATACATCAGCACCACCAATGGCTGCACCAATGTCTACTCCAGAACCCAAAATGGGAAATCGTGAAGCCGCAATGATTAATATTGGCATGGCGATGGATCTTCTTGAACAATCATTACCTGCACTTGGATCTGAATCTGAAGAAGGTAAAAGAATTTTAAATGCGATTCGTGTCATGACTAGCATTATTGGTCCGCGTAAAAATAAAACTGGAGAACTTCAACAGTCTGAAATTCTTCAAATGTTGCAAACTTTACCCCAAGCTGGTGGCGCGTCGCCTGAAGGTAAAGCTATGTCACAAGCGCCACAAATTGCTGGTATGCCACCAGGTGCAGAGATGCCGCCACCCCCAACGGGCGGTGCAGCAATGCCGGGCGGTTTGCCAACTCCACCAACCATGTAAAGGAAAGATAATGGAACTTTTTAAGCCAAGAGGAGCATCCTCACCACGCAGGCCAACTGATGACAATCAAAAAAATGGTCAAATTGTAAATACACCTCGCTTTTCACAGTTTGGTGGTTTATCTTCATCACCAAAAGCTGGATTTAAAAATATGATGCAGATGTCGCATCCTGGTGACACCAAAAAAGTTATTTAACGTAGGATAGGGGATTATCATGAGTTTAGAAGATTTATCATTTGAACAGCGCGATGAAATGGCGCTCTTGTTACAAGAGCTGTCAAACAATCCAAGCACACGCAAAGAAGTTTTGCGTTTAACCAAAAAAGTTAGACCAGACCTTAACATTCCAGAATTAGAAATTGAAGATAAAGTAGACAAGCGCGCTTCTTCTGCTGAAGAAAGAGTGCAGTCTTTGGAATCTAAATTGCGTGAGCGTGAAGCATTAGATGATTTAAAACAGCGTCGTGAATCACTCATGAAAAAAGGTTTAATCAACAATGAAGAAGATATTTCAGAAGTTGAAAAAATTATGTTAGAAAAAAAGATTGCTGACCATGAAACTGCAGCAGAATATTTCCAATGGATGAAACAAGCAGCTGAACCAACGCCAACTGGATTTAATCCACAAGCGATGAGTAAATTTAATCTTGCTCCTTATTGGAAAAATCCTCGTGCAGCGGCACAGTCAGAAGCGGTAAAAGCCCTAGCGGAATTGCGTAAAAATTCAAAACCGATTGGGATTTAGTAGTGCAAGGGGATATTAATTTGTTAGGAGATAAACTATGCCTATAGGTGGCGGTATTCTTCCAGCAGCGGGAACGTCGCAATACAATGAGTTAACTTACGTCACTCGTAGAGCGTTTATTCCTAAGCTGGTCGTACAAATTTATAACAGCACCCCTTTGATGGCTGCTTTGATTGGTAACAGTCAACAGGCATCTGGTGGTGTATCCCAAGTAACAGTTCCTGTACAGGGCGCTCAGTTCGTCAATGCACAATGGTCAGACTATTCTGGTAGCTTTACCCAGCCATCTGTCCAACAAGGTGCGTTTAACGCTGAGTTTAACCTCAAGCTGATGATTGCTCCCGTACCATTCCTCGGAATGGAAGGTGCAGTTCAGCAAGACTATGCGATCATTCCTTTGATTGAAGCAAGGATGAATGACGCAACGAACGTCATGATGGACGCAATGGCAACGGCTTTGTATAACAATTACACCAACACGCAACAATTTATTGGTTTGCCTGGTGCAATTGATGATGGTACAAACTTACCTACCTACGGAAACATTAACCGTTCAACATACGGTTGGTGGAAATCCAAAGTGTATGCAGCTGGTAACGTCAATCCAACCCGTCAAAACGTCTTACAATACATTTCTGGTACGGTGAAATACGGTGCTGAAGTGCCAACATTTGGCGTTTGCGGTTTTGGTACATGGACATTATTAGCACAAGACTTTGTCGGTCAAGAGCAATATGTGATTACGCCAGGACATGGTTTTGATGGTGATGCTAACGGCCCACAAGCTGCGTTCCGCGCATTGATGGTTGCTGGTGTTCCTATTTATCCAGATCCATATTGTCCAGAAGGAACAATGTATTTCATTAACAGTAACTATTTATCCTTGTATATTCATGATCAAGGATCATTTGTGTTTACTGGATTTGAATCTACATTACCGAATTGGCAAATTGGTTACGTTGGTGCGGTGTTAATGATTGCTGAACTTGTCAGCACCAAGCCAAAATCAATGACCAGAGTATCTGGCTACAACTCTATTTCATTATAAGGAGAATACGTCATGGCACTCGGTTTAAATAAAATTCTAATTAGTGGTTCAAATACCAACACGCCTGGTGCGTATTGGCAGTTAACAACGGTAGCCGTTGCAGCATCTGGCAACACCGTGATTCCTGCTGGTACATACGAGGTATTTCCAACAGCAAACGTTACGATTGAAGCCGTATCTGCATACAACACCAATACGTCTTGCACCACACCGTCTACATGGACTGTGTTACTTGCAAACAATACGGGTGGTGTATTGATCTCTGACGGTGTAAACGTGCGTGCCAATGCGATTGTAGCGACATCTGCAACAGTTACTTTAGTGACTGTGAACGGTGGTCTAAGCGCAAACAGCACCTTTACAAGCTAAGGAGTAGACAATGGCTAATCCAGATTCAGTCGGACAAAATACCCAAGACAGTTTTAGTAACTTTCGCTTGGGTAAAGTAACGGCTACACAACTTAATACGGCTGGTAATGCTGTGATTACTATTCCATTAATTAACGGTGGTTTAACGAATAGTGGTAACACAACAACTTCTGGTGCGGTCATTGTACGTCGTGTTACTGTACAAAACCCATCAGGATCAGTTGCGTCTGCCAACGTATCAATTGGTTCAACTAACGATGGCGCTAATTTAGTAACTGCAAACACCGTTTTATCTAGTGTATCTGCTGGTGGTAAGTATCAAGATATTACAAGCACCGCTACAACATCTGTTGTGAGTGGCAATGTAACGCAATGTCTATACGTCAATGTTAATACTGCAAGCGGTAACGCAAACACAGTAGATATTGTTGTATGGGGTGATGTAGTAAATTTTTAATATGTCGACTATTTTTGTAACTAATAAATCTGATAAAGAACTCGTTGATGGTTATGGTGGTGTGAAATATACGTTTGCACCACACGCTACTATTGAGATTCCAGAAGAAGTTGCTCATCATGTTTTTGGTTACGGAGAAGAAAACAAATTACCGTATTTAACAAGGCTTGGTTGGATTAAATCTAGTAATGATTTTGACACCGCGATGGAACTTTTATCCAAATGGGAACTGTCACATCAAAAGCCTAAAATGAACCAATCGTTATCCCCGTTGGTGGAAAAAGTACCCTTACCTTCTGCGAAGAAGGTGGGGGGAAAAATCCTCGATGCGCAAACTTAAAATGGAATATCAATGGCATCCTTATCATCGTACATTACGCAGGTGCGAAGGTTGCTGCATGATGCAAATGGAAACTTCTATACTGATCAGCAGCTAACCGATTATATTAATGAAGCTCGCAAAAGAACGGTGCGAGATACAGGTTGTCTGCGTGAAGTTGTTGTTACCCAAACTCCATGTCAAGTTGCGCCTTCTGCAACGATTAATAATGCTACGCCTAGCTATCCCGTAATATGGACAGCCAATACCGCATTTACTTTAAATCAATTTGTTTTTAGTAATATTTTTATTTATCAAGTAACAACTGCAGGTACAACGAGTAATACTGCTCCACCTTATCCAGCCAATAATGTTAATAATTATTCCAACTATCCACCATCTACCGAATTTTTAAATGGCACTTGTGGTCTGACGTATGTTGGTAATTGTGAAAATATTTCTTTTCCTGCACTTACCCAACTGATGGGATCTAGTCCGTTATCACCATCAAACGGTAATACGGTATTGGATATTGTGAATATTAATTTGTATTGGGGTAATACGCGTGTACCACTCGATTATTTAGCCTGGACAGACTTTAATGGCCGTCTACGGTTTTGGCAAAATTACATCGGTCGGCCCATTGCGTATAGCGTGTATGGTCAACAACAGATTTATATTGGTCCTGTACCTGATCAGGTATATCAATTAGAGATTGATTTAGTGGTGTTACCATTCGATTTATCCTTAAATACACCATCAGCAACCGATGTCATTAATGATCCGTATACTTCGCCCGTACAATACTACGCTGCATATACGGCTAAATATTACGAACAATCATTTGGTGAAGCAGAGATTTATAAACAAGAATACTTTAAACACGCACAATCGGTACTCAATTCTGTTTATACACGTCGATTACCAAGTGTTTATAGCTCTCCTTATTAATCTATGGCTGCCGCAGAACAGAAAAAATCGTACCAAGTCATTAAAAACTTTCGTGGTTTAGACACGAAAGCCAATCGCACAGCCATTGATGAAAACGAATTTTCTTGGATTGAAAACGCTCAACCTGTCGGTTTTGGTAATATTCGTATTATTCCAGCACAATCAAGAATCTATGATGCGGGTAATGTTGCCGTATCTTTTGCATCTAATACCACTTATTTTACATCGGCTAATATTGGTTTAAATGATTATATTTTGGCATTTGAAACCGATGGATCAGCCGAATATTACAATATTCAAACCAAAACAAAAGGCACGCTTGCAGCTGCTGGTACATTTTCAAGTACGGGCGTAACAACCGCCCAATGGAAAAACGAGCGTATTTTAATTCTTGATCAAAATAAAGGCTTGTATTCTTGGGATGGAACAGATTTAATTAGCATTGGTTCTGTTGGTGTGATTGCCTTAACCAATAAAGGTTCTGGTTATACCACCGCTCCTTTAGTTACGATTTCAGCGCCCAATCAAACCAATGGTGTACAAGCCAATGCGGTCACTTCATTAACTTCTGGTGCAAATACTGTCGGTAGTATTTTTCTTACCAACGCAGGTACGGGTTATACAAGCACACCAACCGTCACATTAACTAGCACCGATGGTAACGGATCAGGCGCAGCTGCAGTAGC